TACTCAAGGAGCAACAGGTGCTCAAGGAGCAATAGGTAGTCAAGGAGCAACAGGAGCTCAAGGAGCAACAGGAGCTCAAGGAGCAACAGGAACTCAAGGAGCAACAGGAGCTCAAGGAACAACAGGTACTCAAGGAGCAACAGGAGCTCAAGGAGTACAAGGCGCAACAGGCAGTCAAGGAACAACAGGTAGTCAAGGAACAACAGGTAGTCAAGGAGCAACAGGTACTCAAGGAGCAACAGGTGCTCAAGGAGCAATAGGTAGTCAAGGAGCAACAGGAGCTCAAGGAGCAACAGGAGCTCAAGGAGCAACAGGAACTCAAGGAGCAACAGGAACACAAGGAACAACAGGTAGTCAAGGAACAACAGGTGCAACAGGAGCTCAAGGAGCAACAGGTAGTCAAGGAACAACAGGTAGTCAAGGAACAACGGGTGAAACAGGAGCACAAGGAACAACAGGTGAAACAGGAGCACAAGGAACAACAGGAGCTAATGGAATTGGTTTTCCACAATTGATAACAACGATTGAACCTATTGAAAATATTAATAATGAAGTTATTACTATAATTTTGATTGTAGATAAATTAGCTTTAGAAACAGCATATCGCCCAGGAATGTATGTGAAAACATACGAAACCAACACTCCAACCAATTTTGTTACATCTACTATAATAAGCTATATACTTAATGAATTGACTATTCAAGTTGATTATGGTGAAGGGACTAATGCATCAACAAGTAATTTTACTACAGAGCTTTATGGTAGAAGGGGTATAGATGGAGCACAAGGAACAACAGGTGAAACAGGAGCACAAGGAACAACAGGTGAAACAGGAGCTCAAGGAACAACAGGCAGTCAAGGAGCAACAGGAGCTCAAGGAGCAACAGGAGCTCAAGGAACAACAGGTTCTCAAGGAACAACAGGTTCTCAAGGAACAACGGGTAGTCAAGGAGCAATAGGAGCTCAAGGAGCAACAGGTAGTCAAGGAACAACAGGTAGTCAAGGAGCAACAGGAGCACAAGGAGCAATAGGAGCTCAAGGAGCAACAGGTAGTCAAGGAGCACAAGGAACAACAGGTAGTCAAGGAACAACAGGAGCACAAGGAACAACAGGCACTCAAGGAACAACAGGCAGTCAAGGAACAACAGGAGCACAAGGAACAACAGGAGCACAAGGAACAACAGGTACTCAAGGAGCAACAGGTAGTCAAGGAACAACAGGTAGTCAAGGAACAACAGGTAGTCAAGGAACAACAGGTACTCAAGGAACAACGGGTAGTCAAGGAGCAACAGGTAGTCAAGGAGCACAAGGAACAACAGGAGCACAAGGAACAACAGGTACTCAAGGAACAACAGGCAGTCAAGGAGCAAGAGGTAGTCAAGGAACAACGGGTAGTCAAGGCGCAACAGGCAGTCAAGGAGCAACAGGAGCACAAGGAACAACGGGAGCACAAGGTATACAGGGAGCAAATGGAGCGGCAGCATCTTTAACTGCAGGTTCTGTAATAAATCCTATAATCGCAGATGGAGCAGTTTCTATAGAAAAGTTTGATTCAGCTCTTTCAGATTCATTAGAACAATTTTCTGACGCACTTACATCACTCGAAGACACGAAAGCAAATCTTGCTTCTCCTACATTTACTGGAACTGCTAATTTACCATCAACAGTAATAACAGGACATTGTGTTCCTTCAGTTGGTAATACTTATTTATTAGGTGGTTCAAGTTATTTTTGGAACGCTATTTATGGTATCACACTTCATTTTTTTTTTACTGTTGTATATAGTGATGACCGGTTAAAACATAATGAATCTGTTATTATAAATGGATTAGACATTGTTGATAAACTAACTCCAAAGTTTTATCAAAAAACATTAGAAATGTTAGATGCTGATTATAATGGAGATTTAAGTGCAAATACTTGGAATTATGAAGCAGGTTTAATAGCTCAAGAAGTATTACAAATTCCTGACTTAAGCTTTTGTGTTAGAGGTGGTGACCATTATGATGAAAGTAACAATTTAATAAAAGAACCATATGGTGTAAATTATAATAATATTTTTGTATATGGACTTGCTGCTATAAAAGAATTACATACAAAAGTAAAAGCACAAGAAACAATTATAAATAGTTTAATAGCAAGAATAGAATCACTAGAAAATAGCTCTCAAAATTAGCTTGGCACTACAATCCATTCCAATCCAATCCAATCCAATCCAAATATTATTAATATATAAAAAATATACAACTATATATTAATAATACAAAAACTTAGAACATCACTTTCTCTTACTTAATCGGCTTTTACCCACTTTTGTCTTAGTAAATTTATATTTAATAGTTTTTTTAAACCCCTCTTTTGGAATATATCTAAAAAAGTTCATATTATAAAGTCTGGATTTGCGCGAAAGTTCATTGCTTTTAACTTTATCGTATATTTTCACCTTTTCTTCGCGTATATCTTCTAATGTTTGTTGTTTGCCATAGCACGTTACACTAAATCGCTTTAACAACCCTCTTTGTTCCAGACGATTTTTGATTTGAACTTTAAACAAATATTCAGAAAGACACAATAGTCGGTTTTCATCATAATAAGGTCTATTTGCATAAATAAAAATCAAGTAAAAACTCAAAATAGTGTCAATAGAGGCAACTTTGATTTTGCGCCCTTGTAGTGTTAATACATTATAACTATGACAAGCAACCGTTTTGTAAATAAACGCAATTGCATCATTATTAACAATTATTTCATAATGGTCGTCTACATATTCACCAATAGGCTTCTTTTTTCTAATAACAACATTTTTAAAGCCTTCATAATTAAGTTGTTCTTTTAATATTAGCGCACTTGACATAGGATTTTCGCTCAACATATCAAAATCAGGAATAGTATTGACTTGTGCGCGTTCTTTTTTGGGCATATATTGACTATAAAGTGACGCAGCATAACCACCAAAAAACACTAATCCTTGATTAATAAATGATGTTTTACAAACTTCATAAAGTTTGTCTCGGTCGCTGTCTGAACCATCATAATCTCTCTGAAATTTTATAGATTTACAAAGCTCTCCTTTTAAAGGATAATTTTTGTTTAATAAAGTAATGCGTTTCAATATTTTTTCCCACCGTGTTACATCGCCCATAGGTCTTGATAATTCAACATACATAGCCATACGCAAATAGTTAGGAGGGCAATAATTTATAGCATTTATTTTAATAGCTTTTTTGAATAAGTTTTTGAACAATGTTTTGTCTAAATAGGTTATGTCAGCAATAGGAATAAAATTAACAAACACTTTATATGTTCCAGCGTGAACTGATGATTTTGCCTCTACTTCCTCATAACCAGCTTTATAATATATATTTGTTAACTTTGTCGCATATTCCATTGCTAATGGCGTAAAAAAATCATAGTCAGGTATTTCAATATCTTTGTTATAAAATCGGTCTTGTTCTGGTAATATATTATTTACAGCTGTACCACCATAACATAGGGTATTATGTGTTCTTAAAAAGTCTTCTAATATTTCTATTATTTTTTTTATAGTATCAGATTGAACTAATTTTTTCCCTACTTCATAAGTAGCGCTATCAATAGCATTTCGTAATATTTTTAATTCTTTTTCTTCAAAAGATTTCATAATAAATTATATAATATATTATATAATATAATGTGTTATTATAATATTTTTCCATAAAATAGAAAATAGAAAATAGAAAATTCTATTCTATATTAATCCTGTGATAAACGAGCTTGTAACGTACTATCAAGATCTGCATCTGCTATTGGTGTATGACTTGTAAAAGGAATAATAGGAAAACTACTTGGAACATTCGCAATCAAATGATTAGGTTTTAAAATCCACGAATAGTTTCCTTTATTTGTAAATTGTGCTATATAACTTTCTAAATTTGCGTCTTTGGTTTGATATTTCATAGCTATAGCATTACAACCGAAACCATATGCTGACGCAAACTCATTGTTATTTACAGAATTATTCAAATTAGGCAATACAATAGCAAAACTTCTTTTTGTTTCATCTATGAACTGAGCTGTTTTTCCCGCAATTTCAGTATATCTATAGGTTTTACAATATTCACTTTTTCCCTTTAAATTAATATATGTTTTCAATTTTGCTAATACATTATTTGTTTCTATTATATTATTTGATGGATAAAAATCACATATAACAATAATTGTTTTATATAGATCTCTCATTTGGACATTTAATATTGATCCATTCGTATAATTATGTTGTTTCATTATGCGAAAAGTGTTACTATCCGAAGTAGCTAGATCTAAGTATTGTTCAAATAGTGCACCCAATTTTTCTAACATTGTCAAATTTGTGCTCATAACCCGAAAATTTAAAATCAAAGGATCGCGACTACAATTGGTATGAATAGCATCAAACGCTCGTGTTGTAACACTACTTAATACATCACCTAAATCTAAAGAGTTATATGTTTCTTTTATAAAGTTGCTATTTGCAGTGGAGGAAGCTACTATTGGTTTATTATTATATGAATAAATTTCAAAATCTAAAAATCGACATCCATTAGAAATCGTTTTTTCTAAAGCACATAAATTAACAAAATTATTTTTATAGCCATCACCACAACAACAATTATAAGCACTTTTAACATAATAATTTTTAAATATTGAATTAGATATATCAAATTTAGTTGTAGTTAGATCCGTTGCGCTACTTGCTTCTACAGTATTAGCACTTGTAAAATAGGATTTTCCAATATTAGACCTATAATATTTCTCTAATTTATCACATGTTCGTTGTTCTAATGCTAATCTATCATATATCCAACCAAATAATATTAACAATATTAAAATTACAATACTAATTGTCATATACAAATATAGTGATGGAGTACTATTGTTAGAGTCACTTCCAAAATAATCTTTAAAAAACTTGTTGAACTCTTTAAAAAAACTACCTTTTTTATCTTTTTCCTCCATATTTATATATTAAAACATTTAATTTTAACTAAAATACTTTAGTAGTTTATTAATTAACTAATTTAACTAATTAACTAATTAACTAATTACTTTAATATTAGTATAAAATTATTATAGTATATAAATTATTAGACTATGGCGGGTGGACTATTAAACTTAATAGCTATTGGCGACCAAAATGTTATGTTGACAGGTAATCCTACTAAAAGTTTCTTTAAATCCACATATTCAAAATATACTAATTTTGGATTACAAAAATTTAGGATAGACCAAGTTGGACAAAAAGAATTGGAAGTTTCAAAATCGACAACTTTCAGTTTTAAAATAGGACGGTATGGTGACTTATTGATGGATACTTATTTAGTGCTAAAATTACCAGCAATATGGAGCCCAGTTTACTACTATAATAAATATAGAGATATTAGTGCTGTTTATAGACCATACGAATTTAAATGGATTAAGCATATTGGATGTCAATTAATGGAAGAAGTTAAAATAATGATTGATGGAATAACTATTCAAAAATTTAGCGGTACTTATTTGCAAAATGTTGTTGAGCGTGATTTTGATTCTCATAAAAAAGAGTTATTTGATATTATGACAGGAAATATTAGTGAACTAAATGATCCGGCTAATTTCAATAATCGAAACAACAATTATCCTAATGCATTTAATATAAATGGAACAAACACTGATATTAGCGGGATTGAACCATCTATAAGAGAATATAATTTATATATACCAATTAACAGCTGGTTTACAATGTCGTCTTTTATGTCATTTCCATTAATATGCTTACAATACAGTAATTTGGTTATTGATTTTAAATTGCGACCGTTAGAAGAGTTGTTTACTATTAAAGATGTATTATACGATATGAGTGTAAATACTTACAAAATAACTAACTATAATAATATTCCTCAAATACACCCACTTCAAACAACATTAGAATATCAATTTAATCGATTTATAAATCCGCCGCCATACAGAGATATATCTGGAGACAGTTATATTAATTTGACAAATAGAATAAATAGTAATATACATTTGCTATGTACTCAATGTTTTCTTGATAATGCCGAGCGAGAAATGTTTGCCAAAAATAGTCAAAATTATTTAATTAAAGAGGTCAAAGAATATAGTTTTAAAGAAGTTATTAAGACTAATAAAATTAAATTAGAATCAAATGGATTAATTAGTAGTTGGATGTGGTATTTTCAAAGAAGTGATGTTGAGGAGCGCAATGAATGGTCTAATTATACTAATTGGCCTTATGAAAATAGTATTCCAAATGATTTGAAAAAAGTCACAACACCAGACTTATATTATATATATTATAGTCCTCATTTTACTTATAATATTGGTGATATTTCCAAAAATATTTATTATACGGGGTATAGTCCAACTGTTTATGAACAAACTAATGTATGTGAGATTATGAAAAATTTTGGTATAATATGTGACGGCAAATATAGAGAACAAACATTTGATAGTAGCGTATTTAGCAGAATAGAAAAATATAATAAGTCAAATGGATCTAATTCAAAAGTTGGTTTATATTATTACAATTTTGCTTTAACAACAGACCCTTATAAATTACAACCAAATGGTGCGTTTAATACAAATAAATTTAAAACGATCGAATTTGAATATAATAATTTTGCTAATCCACCAATAGATAGCAGTAATGTGGAGTTTACAACTATTTGTGACCCAGAAACAAACGCAATAATAGCAACGTCAAAAGACCCTACAAACATTTATAAATATTATTATAATTTGTATATAATGGAAGAAAAATACAATTTATTAATTTTTCAAAATGGGTTTGGTGGGCTGTTATATAATAGCTAAATCTATGTATTATAACTTGTTATAGGTTATAACAATAGCTTATACTAATTTAATTTTTGGAACTTTTCGTGTCCTATTATTTTTCGCTTTAAGCGCTAATTTTAGTGCCTTTGAATTTGATGAACAACCACGTTCCAATATTTTATAATCTATTGCCGCTGCTTTGCCTCCACTAATAGCACTTGCTAAGCGTGCATAACCCCAACTATGTGCGCTTTGATTTGGACGTGACCCAGAAGAATAATATGCGCCGCGACCCTTTTTAACAATTTGTAATAAGGCATTTTTAGAACAACCTGTTGCATTTACTAAGTCAGAATTTATTGCTATATTTTTTAGTTTATACAACTTTTGCGCTTTTGCTATATGAGCCGATTTTTTGGATTTATATGAGTCAACATTTTTTCGTGTTAAATAGCGCTTCTTTTTATATGCGTTACGCGATGCTTTTAATTGTTTAATTTGTAGTTTTTTATCTTTCAAATTAAGACGATGAGGTAAGTATTTAATAGGTATATTTATCATTTTTTATATTACTATTATACTATAATACTATAATATTTATTATATATAAAAATATTATAATATGAAAGAAAAAATCATAAAATTTGAAAAAGGACCGCCTGGAAAAAAATACACAGCATATATCCAAAATAAGACAACCCAAAAAATACGCAAAATACATTTTGGAGCATCAGATTATCAACAATATAAAGATAGAACTCCGCTTAAATATTATTCGCATAAAAATCATAATGATAGAAAACGAATGCGCAATTATTTTAATAGACATTCTGGAACCAAAAAAAGAGGTGAAGCAATTAGTTTAGAAAAAAGAAAATCACAAGGCTATTATAATGCTAAAATTTTGAGCCATGTATATTTATGGTGAAATTATGGAATATAATTATAACAAAAATCATAATCAGTTGTTTTCATTATATATACTAATACGTAAAAAGGGGGCATATTATTGTGTGGACGTCCTAAACCAGTACTAGCTGTAACACCATTAGTAAAAACATTAGTATAATTGCCTACAAAAATAGCAGTAGTCCCACCTGTTGTGGCACTCTCAGAAAAATTATAATTATGATTATGAGATGG